AGAATTGGGAGCAATTACCATTAAACAAACAGTGTGGAGAAGCCAAGGAGATTTACCAAGATTGACTAACAAGTTAGAAAATGTTACAATTAAGTAAATACCCATTACCTCACACTACGAGCGGGCAACTTATTAGTGTGATTTTTAATATATGCCATACGCAACATTAGACACAACAACAGACTTAACTCCATTAATGACAAAACTTTATAACGAGAAGAAAACAGCTCGTGAGTTTCAAGAGAGAAAGCATAATAATTGGGAAGAGATATATGAACTTTATAGAAATAAAGTTAGAACAAATAGATTAACACAACGTCAAGCAGTTAATATTCCTTTGATGAAGGAAACTATTAAAACTTTGCTATCTAAGATTGATGATGCTCCAACTGTTGATTGGAAAGAATTAGGTGGAGATCAACAGAAAGAGATATTTTTACAAGAATTATGGAACAGTGATTATGAACGTCTTAACTTTGAGGGCGTAGATATCCTTGATAAGAAGACAGTATTAAAATATGGAAGAGGATTTAAAAAACTTAATTGGGTAGGAGATTCAGTAGATGTACGTGCTTTAGATGTTTATGACATTGTTGTAGACCCGATGGTAGATCCGTTAGACATTGAAACAGCTAGATATGCTATCCATCAAAATATATTTAGACCATTAAGAGATATCCTTGCAGACGATAGATATACTAGAAAAGGTAGGGATGAATTGAAGGAATGGTCTTTTGGCGAAAAAGGAATTGTTCAAAGCTCAAGGAATAGAGAAGAATGGGAAAAGAAAATGGAAAGATTAAGAGCAATGGGAGTAGACAGTTCAGAATTCCAACACTTTGCTGGTGGAGATGTCATTGTTAATTTAAAAGAACATTATACTCGGATATGGAATAGAAAGAAAAAAGCATTTGAAAAGAGAGTTATTATTTATGCAAATGATTCTACTGCTCTTCTTAACATGACAATGAAAGAAGCTATTGGAGTAGACTTTTACCCATTCGTTACATGGGGAGAAGATGTAGAGACTGAAGACTTCTGGTCAGATGGTCCTGCTGATTTGGTAAGAGTTCCTAACAAAGTTGTTAATGTTTGGTTCTCTCAATTAGTAGAGAATAGAACATTAAAGAACTTTCAAATGCATTGGTATGACGCAACTAAACAGGGATATAGCCCTCAGACTTATGAACCTGGAGCTGGAAGGATGCTTCCCGCACCTGGTAATCCAAGAGATACTATTTCACCAGTAGATGTATCAGGACTTGATGATACGCTTACATCAATAGATTTCCTTATTCGTCTTATTGAAAGAGGTACAGCAGCAACAGCAATAGATAAGGGCGTAGGAGAAAAGAAACAAATTACATTAGGAGAAGTTAAGTTATTAGTTGGGAAGGCAATGGAAAGAACTCAGGCTATGTCTAAGTTTTATAGAAGGTCATGGTATGAATTAGCAACGAAATGGTACAACTTAATGAACACAAATCTTAAAGGAAAAAGAACTTTGTTTAAAATGAGTAGGAATGGTTTGTTAGTCCCTAAAGTTATTTATCATAGTGATTGGAAAAGTAAACGTGGATATAAACCAATGGTTAGGTCATCATCAGAACAAGAAGAAGAAAACTTACAGGGTATACAGAAATTTATGATGGTTAAAGGCCAATTCCCTAATAACATAGCACTTAATAAAATTGCACAAAAACGTATGCTTGAAATACTTGATCTTACTCCTGAAGAGATTAGAGAGGTTGAAGAAGAGAATAAGAATATGGCAGAACAAGCTGAGGAAGCTCAATTAATGCAACAGGCACAACAACAACAGGCTCAGCAACAACCAGGGGCTGTACCTGCACCACCACAACCTCAAGACAACTCAGCGTTAGCGGGTCAAGTTCAAAATAAAATGTCAGAATTAGAGAACTTGAACCAATGATATGCCAGCTAGAACACAACGACAAATATTACAAGATGCTAACAAAAGATTAGATGTTGCAATTCGTGCAACAAAGAAGAGACAAGAGAAAGAAAAAGAAAAAAGACAATTAGACGCATTATCGCAATTACCTGGGCAAATAGTTGATGGTATAGAACCTGTCATGCAGAATTTTATTGTCTCAATGGTTGGGACAATAACAAAGGCAATGCAATCTACAGCGGAAGAAATTCGTAACATTACAGTGGCAACACCGAATGTCAATGTATCTCCAGCTGAGATTCCAAAGATAGAAGTACCCAAAGCACAGATAGATGTAAAGATTCCTGAGATTAACGTTCCTAAGCCAGAAGTAACCGTTAACGTCCCTCCAATCAAGATACCTAAAATAATTGCACCAGAGGTCAAAATACCAACCATAAACGTTCCTACACCAGAACTTACGGTTGATTTTCCTAATTATATGAGAACTATCCTAGATGAGACAGATATGAAGCATCCTCTCCCAGTTATACTTACTGACGGAACTGGAAAGCCATATACTGCAATGGGTGGCCAAAGTGCAAAGGTACCTTCTGTGTTTACCCTTAAACCTTTGGGTGGTCCTGATAGTGATGGAACTGTTGCATTGGTATCAGATGGTAATTGGTATGCAGTACCTCCACTTGGGAGTATACCCACTAAGCCATATACATTAGTTGTTTCAAAAGAAAACTTTTCAGGAACTGTTAGATTCTCATTCAATGGAGGAGGGTCTGCCAGTGCTACTAATGGAAATAGAATACCTGACCATTTAGCTATAGATTTAGCAGGAGGAGCTAATATTTATTGTGGGAGTTCAACGGCAGGAGATGATGTTAACTGGACTACAAAAGAAACAAATCCATAATTTTATAATATATAATGAAAGTACTATGTATTGGATGTTCAATTACAGAGGGGTTTATGGGACATACTTATGTGGATTATATATCAGAAAAATATGATGTCATTAATAAAGGAAAAAGCGGTTGGGGTTTGGGAGTTGTTATGCAACTTTATGAGCCTTGTGATGTGTGTGTTTTACAACTGCCTCATTTTTCTCGTCAGCCACAAGAAGCGGAAGGTACGCTGGATGAGTACACGATTTGGCATGGAGCTGATGTTCGTTTATTATCTAAAGAAGAACAACGGATACTCATTGATAGAGATTTTAAAAGAGTGGAAAGATTTAAAAAACAAATTAAAAACCCCTGTATTACCATCGGTACATTTCCGTACCAAAAAGGAGAAACAGATGTATACTTTGAAGCGGTGGATAGGTTTGGGCATCTCTCGCAAGAGGGTTCACAAAGTGTCGGATACGATGTATCCGCTATATTAACTAGGGTGGGGGAAAAGCAAATTGCTTAGTACCCTTTTTATCTTATGAAAACAGCATTTATAACAGGGATTGAAAGTGGTATAGGTAAAGCTACAAAGGAATTATTTGAAAGAAAGGGTATTAATGTTATTGGTTTTCCAAAAGATATATGTGATGTAACAGATGAAAAACGAGTTAAAGACTGTATAGAAAGTATAGTATGGGAAGGTGATTTTAGAATACTTGTAAATTGTGCAGGAATTTGTAAAAGCGGAAAGATCAAAGACCTTACATTAGAAAATTGGAATAATATGATAGCGACTAATCTTACTTCAATGTTTCTTGTTTGTAAGTATGCGATACCATTTATGGAAAAAAAGTCAGCCATTGTTAATGTGTCATCAGTAGTTGCAAAGCGTAGGACAAGTAAAGTTAATGTAGCGTATACAGCATCTAAGGCTGGAGTACTGGGATTTACAAATCAATTAGCAAAAGAATTAGCTCCTAATATTCGTGTTAATTCTGTATCTCCATCACAAACTGATACACCACTTTTAAGAAAGATGATGACAAAAAAATTATTAAAACATTGGAATCATGAGATCCCATTACATAGAATAGCCGATGCCAGTGAGATTGCTGAGACAATATTATTTTTAGCAACAAATCGTTCTTCTTATATAACTGGAAGCAACATTGATGTTACGGGAGGGCAGCTATGAGAGTAGGAATAATCACAGATGGTAATAGAAGATATGGGAAATTACTTGGTTGGGATATTGAACAGGTCTATAAAGAATGGGCTAATCATTGTGTAAGAGTATCAGCATGGCTTTTTGTTAATGGGATAGAGTACAAAGACCAGATATTTTATATTTCATCAAAAGATAATATGTCTAAAAGGCGAGAAGAAGAAAAGGAACAGATAGCAAAATATTCAACAGAAATAGTAGAGATGATGAATGATGACATAACCCTTTTAATGAACTATGATTATGATAAATACAAAGATTTAAAAATAGATTTAATAATTAGACCAGGAAAAGTACAGCGATTATCGGGGTTTCCAGTATCTCCATATTCAGAACTTAGATTCCCTGACATTTACTTTCCTGAATTAAGTCAAAAGATTTTAGAAGATATATTAGAAGACTATGCCAATACCGAACGAAGATTTGGAGAATGAAGATACTACATTTGTAATCCCTAAACAAAAGGATTATTTTGAGGTCTTTGTTGGTGATTACAAACAGCCAGTATTCCATCCAAGAGTTAAACTTGAGAGGTGGGATAATGAGACTAACTTTTCTGTTGGGGTCCAAGAAGAAGAAGGAACTTATAAGCCAGTTGGTGATGATGTTGAATGGGAGAAAGGAAATCTTAAAGCTAACTTTAAACAAATCAATGCTCCTTCTTTAGATAATGACACTATAGATTATATTCAGCTTGGTGCTATTGAACCTAAAAAGATACCAGCAGAGTTTGAGCTTGGCTATCACACACAGTTTAATAGGATGACAGTTACCTGGTACTGGAACTCTGAGCCATCNTTTGGAATGTTCGGCTTGATACCAATGGAAGANTTTATTGANCCTAGTGAGGTTACTATTCCTGTTACTAGGAGTTTTTCTTTTCCTACTGANCCATCATATGCTGATGAAGGGCTAATGATTGTGAATGTTCATATCCCTGANATGTTAAATACTGANGCTGAAGCTGTCTTTGATTTTATGAACGAAGCAAAGAAACAGGTTTTTAAAGAAGAATATGATATTGACTTGTATGAATTAGAAGGTGCTGGTAAGAAATTGTTTTATAAAAACCCTGAAGGAGAGGATATAAAGATTTCATCTCCACAAATGAGTTCTAATGGTATCTGGGATTATGTAAACATTGATTGTGATTATACTAATGAGCTAAAGAATTATAATTTAAAAATGGTTCCATCAGTTGAGATAGAAAAACAAGACCAAGTATTCTATGGTTATGGGATTAAGGAAGATTACCCTGAAGTTACTAATGATATTGTTGATAAATATATTAAAAGATTTGTTCAGCTATTAGATAAGCCTATAAATGAAAGAGCATTAACTGCTAAAGAAAATACTGAACTAAATAGAGTTGCAAATAAACTTGATAATGATGATTGGAAACTTTATGGGAAAAGAGATTTTCCTATGGGTGTTCGTGATAAAGAAGAAGGTTATGAGTTTGATGTTACCTTTAAAGAAAAGCCAACAGATAATCAATTAGTCTTTTCAATCAGAACAAAGAATCTAAATATTTATAAACAAACATATACACAAGAAGAATTGAACGCAGGGAATATATTAAACTTTGATGTTATTAATTCTTTTGCAGTTTACAATAAAGAAAAGGATGGGGTTACTTTACATGCAGGTAATGAAAAAGCAGAAAAATATCAAGTAGGTAAAGCATTCCATATTTATAGACCTATCTTAATTGATGCTGATGGAGATAAGATTTTTGCAGAGATGGAAATAGATGTAGTAAATGAAACACTTACTGTAACAATGCCACAGGAGTTTTTAGATAACGCTAAATATCCTTTAACGCTAGACCCTACGCTTGGTTACACAGTAGCTGGTAGTTCTGCATATAGTATTATGTATAACATAGCAATATCAAAGGTCCCTGTTCCTTCAGGATATACTGCGAATACAGGGCGTGTTTTACATAATAATCTTGATAGTATAATAACAAAACATGCTTTAAATACTACTAGCTCTCAATGGAAGATGGCTACCTATTCTTCTACTCTCACTTTATTTACTGGTTCAGTTGAACAAACTGGTGCTGCACAGAACTCAAATCCTGCTGGTTGGAAAGGTACTTTTTTTGTAACAGCTTATGCTATTCCTTTTCCGTTTGGAGAAGGTATAACATATTGGGCTGGTGCATGGTCACAGCTTAATATTTATGGAGCACACAATTTAAGTTACGATTCAGCTGCTTCAGGATACGGAGTAACTACAGCAACGGGAGCCACTCCTTTTTATGGCTATACACCAGGTACTGGTTATAATGGCTGGCCTAACCCACATCCTGGTGGCACATTTCAAGCTAATAAGTATTCAATATATTTTACTTATATTATTTTAGGTGCAGTTGATACAGATGCGGTAAGTGATATTGATGTTACTACTGCGACAGCAAATGGAGATATTACTGATTTAGGAGGACAGAATTTAACTGGTGCTAATCAAAGAGGGTTTGTTTATGGTACAACTTCTCAATCAGCACCTGGAGATGTGTTACCTGCAGATAGTGGTTATGAAAATACTGTAACACAGATGTCAGCTATTATTGGGAAGATTAGTACAGGGGCATATACAGCACCATTGACAGGGTTACAAAAGAAAACAACTTATTATATTCGTGCGTGGGTAGCAAACTGGGGTGGTAATCGTGCATTACTTGAATATGGTTTTAGTTATGGAGATGAGGTATCATTTACTACTGACTATAAACCAACTCTAAGTACCTCTAAAACACTTAAAATGGGTAGAGAAATTTATAAAACTAATCAAAAATTTATTCATGATACATAAACAATATGCATAATTTATTAACAAAACTATTAAAAAAGAGAGAAATAAATAAAGTTGATGATTTATCTAAAGATGAAAGGGAAACCTTTGAAAAATGGATCTCTATTCTTACCAAAAGAATACTAGAAGTTGACGATATAAAGAATTTTTGTTGTAACCAAATAGGCCTTATAGAAAGCAAATGGAAAGACATGGATATTACGAAAGAAAAGAAAGCAGATCTGATTTCATACCACACAGTTTACAAAGGAATGGTAGACTTGATGGAGTCTCCAGTAGCAGAAAGGGCAAGTTTAGAAAAGTTTCTACACAACTTATTGCAAGGATAGTTTATCTGTGTTATAATAATAGTAAGTCCATTTACCTTATACCAAAGCGGACAGCTTATGTCCGTTTTTATTTATAAAAAAATATATGCCTAAAGCAACATCAACACAATATCCAGTATTAGAAAATATTAGAAAAATTAAAAAAGATTTGAAAAAAACAGTACGCCTTAAATGGGTACAGTATGTGAAAAGAATAAGTTAATATGCCACTTAAAACTTAAAGAAAAATTATATGCCAAAAGGAAAAGGAACATATGGTAAAAAAAGGGGAAGGCCCCCTAAAAAGAAAAAGAAATAAAAAGAGATAAGAGGAGTGGTAACCTCACTAAAAACCATTTTATAGGAGTGGTCACCTATAAAAAAACCATTTAGTCACCATAAGACGTTAATTTATGGCTAACATTGATAAACGGGTTCTCCCTGATAAAATCAAGGAAGAACCGAAGGAGAAAATAGAGGATAAAACTCCTTCACCTAGCTCTGAAAAAGAGTTGGAAAAACAACCTGTAAAAGAAGAGATAAAGGAAACTGTTCCTTTAGCTACTCACTTAGACAGGATAAATTCTCTCAAAGATGACATGAGAGAACTTAAATACCAACTCAAAGAAAGAGATAGAGAATTACAAGATACCTCTACAGTCTCTACAGACGATTATTCCGAAAGTGAGAGGGAATTAAAAAAGAATCTCACTGATTTACAGGACAGAATTGATTCTATGACAGTCAATCAAGAGTTGCAGAAACTTGAAGATAAGTTTCCTGCATTAGCAGACAAGAGAGATGAGTTTGAAGAATTTAGAAAAACTGTTCCTGGAGTTTCAATGGATAAAGTAGCTAAGTTATATCTAGTAGAAAATGATTTGCTAGATACTAAACCCACAAGAAAGGGTTTAGAAGCTCCTACTGGAGGAGGTGTAAGAGACACTTCTCCACCTGGATACTCTGATGAAGAGTTGAAAGATTTAAGGACATCTCAGCCACGAAAATACTTGAAACTCATACAACAAGGAAAAATCAAATAGTTAAAGGTCGTAAGAGATTGTTGAAAGGACAATATTATGGCAATGGACAATTTTGGGGAACAGTTTGCGAAGAATACTCTAAGAAGGGTATATCAAACCGCAAATTTCCCTGCAATCACAAACACAAATTACGAGGGTGACATCCAACAAGCGGGTGACAGAGTAAACATTCTTTCTTTCCCAGGTGATGCTCAATTACAAGACTATGCAGTCGGTACCGATATGGATACCAATACTGTATATGACTTAGAGGACCAGTTGGTTGTTGAGAAACGAAAATCTCATTCTTTCTCAATAGATAGATTGGAAGACTTATTTACTTATGTTGATGATGCTTCGGATGATCTCGTAGAAAATGTAGCAAAAACCATTGAACGAACTATTGATAGTTATGTTCTTGAGAACGTACAGTATGCTAAAGCTGGTAACTGGGTAGGTATTGACTTACGAATAGCTGGTACCGCTCAAGGAACAATGGCTTCAATCACAACCACCTCTACTGGTGGTACTGTAGAAATACAGGGTGGTTCAGAAGCAGTTGTTGGTAATTTACATCCTATTGAAACACCTGATGGTGTATTAATGAATATTGGTTTTGAAACCGCAGATGTAGGTAAACCAATTCGCCTTACTTCAGGTACTACTTGGGCAACTGGGTGGTATAGAATTTCTGGCGTTACTGATACTAATACAGCTTCAGTAGTAAACTGGGATGGAGCAGTTGAAGCGTGGGATATTCCTAATGGAGATATCCTTCGTGAACTCTATGGTGGCTTTCAATTTACTGGCGGTGCTGCTAATGGAGACGCTAAGGTAGTAAACGAAGCTGGCTGGGGTTGGGAATTCCAAGCTGCTAGAGCAACAACTATAGCTACAGATACTGTATATGAACAAATAGTTGAACTTGGCAGAAAGTTAGATGAAAATGAAATTCCTGAAACTGATAGGCATGTTACTGGTACACCTCACTTTATATCTATACTCAAAGACTCGTCAGACATTGGTACTGTCGCTGTTGAGCAAGCATATGCTGGTGTAATAGTTAATGGTCGTGTTATGAGAGTCAGTGGATTTGATATTCACATGGCTGCTGGTTCACGTGTTTCTACCAGATTAGAGAAATCAACCGCTACTGCGGACATAGTTCTCTCAGATGGTAGTAGAGCAAGTCAAATCCTCGCCAACCATATTTCATTCTGCACATTTGGTTACAAATGGGCTGAAAGTCGTATCGTTGACGCAGAAGACCAATTCGCAAAGAAATATCAGGCATTGCATCTATTCGGTGCATTAGTCCCTGGGATCAGAAGGCGTGCTGGTGCTAACTTGTTTGGTAAGATTTAATATAAATTTACTCGTCTAGTTGGGTATATGCCTGACGGATTATACCCAACTAACGTCAGGAGATGAGAATGAATAGAATAACGAAGTTTTTTATAAGGAAGTTCTTTAACAGTTTTTACAAGATAAAGCCACCAGAAATGGTTCAATACTGGAAGAAGAACGATAGTGCAAGAGCGAAGGTAGGGATAGATAAGGAAGGTACATTAAAAATGTACATTGAGGGAGAAAAGTATGCTTATCCAGGATTCCCTAGAGGTCATGTTTTAACAGGGCCGCTTGCTAAATTAAAAACCAAAGTGAAGAATCGGGTGTTTAATGAGGTTTTTGCAGAGTTAGAAAAGATGGCACAGGATTCAAATGCAGATATGTTACCACCAGAAAGAATGTCACCTGCTGTAAGGGAGTTAAATAGAGTATTGGAAGAATTAGAGAACGCAGAAGTAGTACCAGATATGAAAGGTAGGATTAAATTGATTAGAAAAGTTATATGTTTCTTCTTACAGGAAGATGATGCATATAGATTCAGATTTCAATGGGCTTTACCAAGATTAAATATGAAGAAAATAAAATTAACAAAAGAGGATAAATATTATTTTAGAGGTAAATATTTTAAAGTAGACCACGATAAATTTGAATATTAATATATGGCAATAATCCCATACATCATAAGTACATTTAGAGGCGGAGTTTCTGATGAAACAAACAAGGGAACATCTGGCTCATTTAAGCATGGACACGCACTGAATATTCACAAGCGTAGTGATACGTTATCTTGCAATCCTGCTATGTTCACTGTTTTAGATACTGGGACTGGAGGATTCTCTGATGGTGCTGGGATATATGCAGAAGGACTTGGGACAACACTGACAGGAGTTTTTAACTTTATAGTTCCATCAAGCGATGGTTCTACATATTGTTTTAGTTCTAAGGGTTCTATCTTTACTAGGTCAGGAGATGGTATATGGACATTTTCTTATAATGATGCGAATGGAAATATAAAAGGTGCAGCAGAATGGACACATGATGATGGAACAAGATATATGTATTGGGCAACTGATACTTCATTAGCAAGAAAAGAAATAACAGGAGCAGAGATTACTTCTGATTCGGGAACTGGTAGATGGACGGATGTATCTGCAGATTATAGGGCCACTTTAGATGGAGCCGAATGGCATACTATGAAAAATGCATCAGGAGAATTGATGATAGCGAATAGAGATTCACTTGCAACTGTTAATTTTAGTGGAGACTTTATTGCAAAAGATTTGAATATAAGACCAGGGAATCTAGTAAAATGTTTAGAAGAAAGAGATGATTATGCGGTTTTAGGTTCTGGAAGAAATGATAATGCAGAAGAAGGGCATATATGGACATGGTTTGTTGGAATACAGAATTGGTTAGATAAAAAGAAAGTTCCTATTAAAGGAGTTAATGCACTTATAGATACTGAGTTAAGATTATTGCAAGGCGGGAATGATGGAGAAATATTTTTGTCTTCATTTGAAGCTGATACAACGCCATTACACGCAGTACCAGGTGGAGGGGAAGTCCAGCCTGAAGGGGTAACGGTAGCTGATGATATAGCTTTATTTGGTATGTATGGTGGAACGTATCCAGGACTTTGGAGCTTTGGAAGGCGTAGACGTAATAGACCTTTTTCACTCAATTATGAATATCGCTTAGCGGGAACTGTAGGTGGTTCAACTATTTCTACTATAGGAGCAATAGCAATGATCAACGGAGAATTGTTTGCATCATGGGGAACAACAGAAACGGACAGTTCATCATATGGAGTAGACCAATTATCTACAACAACTAAAGCAAATGCAATATATGAAGGCTTAGAATTTGATGGCGGAACTCCTTATGCAAAGAAACCTTTTAATACAGTAGAGGTAGCAATGAGACCTTTACCAGCAAGCACTGCAATAGCAATAAGATATAGAAAAGATTTAAAAACAACAGGAGCTGAGATAGCAGACGGATGGACATATGCAGTGACGGGTGCAAACGCTACAAGTTTTAGTGTTGAAGATGCCACATCAGCGTTATTTAGCATAGGAGATTCAATAGCAATTTATGAACTAGGATTAGAATTAACAGCTTCTGGGAGTAGCACTCCTGAAATATTTTCAATCACTACATATTTAAGTGAGGGAGCACAAGAATATGCCTAAACCATTAACAAATATAACTAAAAAAGACGAAGAAATTCAGTATAAAAATCCATTACAAGATGGTACTCCTTATACTGCTGGTTTAACACGCATATCGGCTAATAGTAGAGCTTTGTTTGGTGATGTTTCAGGAACTCCTATCAGCCAGTCAAACCTTCTTGCTTCTTCGTCAGTATATTCTACTCCTATTGTAAGAAATTTTATAAGTGGTGTTGATTTGACTATAAGAGATGCAGTTATTATGACACGAAATACTCACTGCATTGATTTAGAAGCTGGCTCAAGCCAATATTTATCTATTGGCGATGGGTCTCAAACTGGCTTAGATGTAACGGAAGATATAACTTTAGAGGCACAGATTAATCTTGAATCTCAACCAGGAACCAATCAAGAGCGTACTATTGTTGCAAAGTTTGATGGGTCTAGCCAAAGAGCTTATGACTTGAGTATTGCTGATAATAGTGGGACAAAACAAATAGAACTTAAAACTTCTTCAAATGGCTCAGGTTCTGGGCAATCCCAGATTCAATATGATGTAACACTTTCTTTGGATACTTGGTATCACGTTGCGGCAACACTTGATACAACATTAGGGATAGCAAGAATATATCTTGATGGAGAACTTGTGTATACAGATGTTAACGCTGGTACTTCTATAGCTAATACTAGCTCTAACTTTACTATAGGTGCTCTTAGTGCAGGTAATCGTTTATTTGATGGAAGGATAGATGATGTAAGGGTATGGGATATTAAAAGGACAGGGAGTGAAATAGATAAAAATAAAAATATTCGCATAGGAGCACAGACTGGACTTGTTGGTTATTGGCAATTAAATAATGCTTTAACTGACTCTTCAGGAAATGGCAATACACTTACCAATAATAATGGGGCTTCGTTTGTTACAACTGTTCCTATATTTAGTGATTCTCTTATAAAGGCAGATGCTTCTACAGCAGCTTTATCAGATACTTTTATTGGTTTTTGTGCAGAAACAGTATTGGCGGGTCGTAATCCAAACGTCTTTATAGGCGGAGTAGTCCCTGGCTTTAGTGGGCTTTCTGCGGGAGCTAGATATTATTTATCTGATACGGCGGGGGGAATACAAACAACAGCTGGTACAGTCAATAGGCGAGTGGGGCTTGCGGTATCAGAAACTGAACTATTAATTGTTAATATAATTAACGCTACATAAATGAATACTTTAGGCGAAATCAAAAACGATGTATTAGTAAAAGGACAGACTTCAACGTCTATAGCTTTTTTGACTGATACGATTCTTAATAACTATATCAATGATGCATATAAGTGGGCTTCCACTTATCATAAATGGTCATTTACAGAAGGACGTGCATCTACTACATACTCTACAGTTTCTCCTCACATTGATGAGAATGACGATATTTGTTATGAGTATCCCGAAGGGTGGAGAGCAGATACTATTAGATATTTAAGAATAAATGGAAAGCGTTTTCAGAAATTAAACTACAAAGATTTTTATAATTACAGAGAAGACCAATCATCTGGTTCCGAGAGAGTCTTTACTGACTATGCGAGAAACTATTATATCAATCCAAATGCTAATGGTTCTGGAACCATAATGGCGTTTGGACAATACTCTCCTGCTGACATGGATGGCACTGATCCTGATTCTCAAACAATATTTTCAAACAACGAAGAAGAGGGCAATGAAGCAATATCAGAAAAAACATTGTCTTGGATAAGATACAGAGAAAAGAAATTAAACGAAGCAATGGTACATCAAAATAAAGCAGTAGAAATATTAGAGAATATCTGGAAGAGAATACAGGATGAACAACACGCTTATCACACAAGACGAGATATGTTTGGAGAAGTAGATGTGGTAAATGGTGGATTGAGAGGAAATTTATTCAGAAGAAATAGATGGGAATAAATATATGCCTATAAGATTAGAAGAAGATAGAGTAATATTAGAAAATCCAGCAGTGTCTGGTGTTCCCACTGGAGATGTTGGGGCAGCCACTACTACAACAAATATACCAAGAGAAGGTTCATTGTTTAGAACAGCTGGAGGAGATGTTGGTATAAGAAGAGGGGCGGGCTTTGAGGTATTAGATCCGCAGACATACTTAGAGGGGCGAGTACCAGGTATGAGAAAGGCTCTTGCTGAAACAGGCGTGACTCAAGAAATGATAGATAAAATAAATGAAGGTACTCCGTTTAATTTTAACTTTAGTGACTTCAGAACTCAGGGAGACCTAAGTAGAATTGCCAATAAAATAATGCAAAATCAACTAGGAATGGATTTGGCTACATTACCAGAATTTGACCCAGCTACAGTTGGTGAAGCTATAAGAGAGGGTACTTTAACTCAAAACTTAACAGGAGATATTGAAAGATTTAGGGGTGGCACACAACAGCCATTTGCAGGAGGTATAAGAACAGAGAGGCAAGAGTTTGACCCAGAAGCTGTTCCTACTACTCCTGAATTTCAAGTATCACCAGAAGATGTTGGAAGAAGACCAACGGTACCACCAGAAGGGGTTGGGGCTCCAGTTGAAACAGCTGTAACAGAAGAAGTCCCAGGCGTATCTGAGACTATTACTATTACTAAGGATGGAGAAACAAAACGTGTAAGCTCAGCAGCGTTTGAAGAAACTTTTAAAAATCAAGGATGGGCACGAGGAGAAGAGCGAGCAGAGGAAGATGCGGCAACAGTTAATTTAAAAAGGCTTGGCCCTACAGAATTTGCCAATCTATCAAGAGAGTGGGCTGCACAAGGAATTACTCCTCAACAAATAGAAAGTCAATTTATTGAGAGACGAGATGGAGATATATTTTTAAAACCAGACATTGGTATTACTCCTACATTACCTACTTCAGAACAAGAATTAGAACAACAACAACAACAGCAAGAAACAGAATATAATGATTCTCTTGCTCAATATAATTCTTCTCTTACTGCAGATGAATTTAATAATAATCCTATTGAATCAATTACAAAAATCATAGATGATATATTAGAATCATTAAAAGTTCCTGAAGCTGATAATCTTATAACGGAATTTGTTAGTGAAAGAGATGCGTTGATAGAAAAAAGAGATAATGAGATAGCAACTATTAATGATAACCCATGGTTATCAGAAGGAGAACGCTCAAGAAGAGCAACAAATATACAGGCTAGATATGATAAGAGAGCTGATGCTTTAACTGATAGAATAACATTATTGAATGGTCAGGTTGATAGAGCAGTGCAACAGGCACAATGGGCTGCTACTACTGGGCTTGGTGTTTATGACAGAGAAAGAAGGTTTAACGCTGAGAATACTAGATTTTTAATAGAACAAGAAACACAAAGATTAACCTCAGCAGCCCGTTTAGGTCTTGAAGAAAGGCGAGTATCACTTGCAGAAAGAGAGGAAAGAAGGGGTAATTTCACAAGAATCGGAACGAATGAGTATGGAGACCCAATTTTTGGATACCCAGGCACGATGCCTAGCAGCTTACCTGGTTTACTTGGCGATGGAACTGGATTGACAGTTACAGATGCAAGTGGCTCAACCTATGATATAGGAACATATGCCACTGACCCTAACCACGAAACTCGTGTGCAATCAATACTTAATAATATGGGTCAGATGACTAGTATTGAAGAAATGAATAATTATATTCAATCTGTGGCTTCAGGAAGTCCAGTCACAGGTCAAATGATAGCTAATGCCTCCGAACAATATGGTGTTTCGTGGGAATCTATGATGGCTATAATGCAACAGGATAGTACTTTTGGAACACAAGGAGCAGGTGCTAGGTCGTTTAACCCAGGGAATGTTGGAAATACTGAAACTGCAATAGCGAGAGGTCAATTAGTAAACTTTGGTAACTGGCAATCGGGTGTAAACGCAGTTGCTCAAAATCTTGCTGGTAGACGAGTAGTTGTAACACAGCCACCACAACCAATTCAACCTACTTTAGACCCATTCATTCAGGGATTAGTAGATAATGTAAGAAATGGAGAAATAACAGCTAAACAGGCACTAGACGAAATACCATCAAGAGATAGTCAAAAACGAACCGAGTTCCTACAAGCATTATCAAGTCAGTCGGTAGGAACAGAAAGAGAAGATTACTTATCAACTCAAAAAGCTATTGATGTGTTAAATCTTAAAGACCATAAAGGATTAGATAATGCAGTTGGTATCACTGGATTATTCGGAAGAATTACACTTGCACCTGGTCAGGTAGACCAAAAGAAACAGTTTGTTGGTCTTATGGAACAAGTTGTCAGTGACTTGTCATTAGAATCGTTAATACAAGCAAAAGCTAGAGGTGCTACCTTCGGTGCTTTATCTGATACTGAAATGAAAATATTGAGAAACGCTGCTACCGCTATTGGAAACTGGAGAGTTGTAAAAGGTGAAGGAGAACAATCTAGGGTTGTAGGATATGATATTGGTCATCAATCATTTAAGGATGAACTTGATAGGATAAGTGAGAAACTATTACAGGCTACAAGTGAGATGAGAACAATAA